CTTTCTCGTCATCCTTGTTCAGAGATAAGGTCTTGTTTGACTGTCTTGCAAATACACGTCCCTCGTGGTTGTACTGGAATATAACATCCGACATATCTGTGTTGTCGAATGCGTGTCGGTCAACTTGTTCTTTGACTTCGATTGCATAACCATCTGGAGCATAGGTAGTGTATAGATGATATGGTTCGTTATAGGTTGAGGCATATCCCTCGACTCTGTATTCCTGTTCATTCTGTGAAATGTTCAGAATCAGGTCTCTATACTCTCGACCGTTTTCAATTTTCTTAATTTCCATTGTTGTTTTCCCCCTCTACGACCGTTTCAGACGGTGTTTCCGTTGTGCCCGTATTAGAATTCAACTTATCTGCAATCGTGTAATACTCGCCACGAATGACGGCAACATCACCGTTTTCGATAGGTTCATAGTTGAACAGTTCACGGATTTCATTAATGGTGAGTACACCTCTGTCGCCTAACTGCTGAGCCATATTCACTTTCTCCGTGACCGTCATATATTGCAGACGGTTGTGATTAACATATACGTGATTTCCGTATGACCTCATATCCAATGTATAAAGCATACGGGACATCCGTTCGGACATCATAATTGCAAACGGTTCAACGGCTGAATTAAAGAATGAATCCAGTTCCCGTGAACTTGCTTTGCCTTGCATTATGTTTTCGTTGGTGCCGATGTAGTTGAACACATTCTCTTTGATTAACTGTGCTTGCTTTTCATCTACCGTAAACGGCTGAATGTTAACTTGTTTGATGTCCTTGTACTGGTAAGGGAACAAGAGCATTTCTGATTTCTCGCCCTTGAGGTTGTATTCGGTAAACCTTTCACGTTCCAATGCCAAATCCTCAGGACTGATGAAATTGTTGACCTGACCGATGAAACGAATTGTTGAACTGTTCTGAACCGCCTCTTTGATTGCCTGTTCCTGAACGTTAATCAAATCGAGTGTTGGTTTTAGGCACTTGTTATTTGGGTCACCGAAAAAGTCATTCTCATACTGATGTTTAACCATATAGGCACATCTTTCGAATTCAATTGCACCAACCTGATTGTTGGCGAAACTATAGCGAATCCAGAGTTTGCCTTTTTTGTCCTCACGTAGTTCAACTTTTCTCGGTAATACAGGGAACACACCGATTGTTTCCATTCGGTCATTCATTACAGGGACAATGAACAGATTGTTTGTGCAATCAAGAATTGTTGAACATCTCGCAAGAAATTGCGACCAAGTCATCCAAGGATTCGGAGCATACTTCATTCTTGTTTTCAGTTTCGGCAATGCCTCGCCTTGCAACTCAACTTTCAACTTTGATATATGTCTAGCCTTTGACTCTACTGCTGACCTAAACAATGCCGACTCATACACTGAACCGTAGTAATCGTGAAACACTGGTCTATATCCTGTCAGCAATTGGAATTCTGATGATGGTATTTTGTCCAATGGTGTTGTTGCTTTTTTCGGGAATAACCAATCAAACAGACCCATTTCTTACACTCTCCCCTCGTTCTTTAATCTCTCGCCATATTCACCCCACCACTTTTGACGAACGGTCATTGCGTCTAAGAGTGACCGCACACCGTCAATGTGAGAGGTGCTTGTTAACTTGACTATTCGACATCTTTCTTTCTCTGCTGAGAATTTCAATGCCGTGTCTAGTAAATGCACTTTTAAAAGGTCATTGTCCCCGATGGAAACACGACCGTCTTTTATAAGACCCGATAACTCGGAAATTACCCCACTCAAATTGAATCCTTGCCGTACATCGTCTACGTGAAATCCAAATTGCTTTAATTGGTTCGTCAGGTATGACGCATTGTAGCGGTCATAACCAACCATCAGAGGATATAACTTGTATTTCTCGACAAGTTCTCTGCACCAATTGAAACAGTCGTTATAATCGATTACTTGTTCCCCAGATGGATATAACAAGCCTCGTTGGATGTATATTTTGTACGGCAGATTGTCTCGAATGCTTGCAGACTCGATGTTCTCTGACGGCAACCACATTCGGTTGAACACATAGAGTTTTTCGTTCTTTTGGATGACTACGGTTGCTGATGTCAAGTCAGTAGTTCTGGACAAGTCAATTCCGATTACACAATAGCAACCCTTGAAATCATTTAAATCGAGGTGTTCTCCACAACACTTGAGAATGTCTTGTGTTGGGAATGCCCGTTGACTTGAGTTTTGCTTGATGTTCCGATATTTCGTGAGAAACTCAACACGTTTCGACAACGAACTTTCAGCAATTGCGATTTCATCCAGTAAGTAATCGACAGAAACGGAAACGTTCAGGTTCGGATTTGCCTTTTGCAATTCGTTGATGTCGTTCCATTTCTCCACATCGTCAATCATATAGAGAAACGGTGCGAGTCTCTTTTCTCTGGAGTCACCATTGATGACCGCCGTTGAACGTCTTATCAATTCGTCATATATAGACTCGTCAACATATCCGCTTGTTGAGATACTCAAGATAAGAGGTTGCTTTCGTGAACCTAGAGCAGATTTAATAACCTCATACTGTTTTAAACCACCATCCCCGACCCACGATGAGATTTCATCGCAGACGGTCATATGAGGATTCAATCCATCGGACTTGCGCCGTGAGAACCGTAAAGGTTTGATTGAAGTATTCGTTGACTCGATGTAGATGTCAGTTCTTCTTTTCTTTGAAAGAGTCTCGAGTTCTGGTTCCTTACGAATCATTTCATAAAGAGCGTTATAGCAGAGATTTGCTTGTTCCAATTTAGGTGCTACGAAATAAATCCTCGCACCGTACTCGCCATCCATAAACCGCATATAGCACCGAATCCGTGACCGTAGCAGAGTTTTCCCGTTCTTACGTCCGATGATAACAACCGATTCACGGAACTGACGGTTTCCTTTTTCATCCATAATGCCGAACAGAACTGATACCAATGCTTTTTGCCATAGTTCCAATTTCAGCAGATTTGGAGCGAAAGTCCCCTCGTGATGTCGGCAGAATGATTCAATGAACTTGACTGCCTTGTTCCGTTTCTTCTTATCAAAATAAAAGGACTTGTTTTCAAGTCCCTTGATAATCAGTTCATACCAAGCACGAATCCAATGCCCAACGACAATGGTTCCGTCTTTGATTCCCTGATAGTATTCATAGATGTAGTTATTCATTCATCAGACTTTCTAACCTAGACACAGACTCTTTTTTCTCGTGCCCTAGTTTCAATATGATGTCTAGCATTGTATTCAGTGTTCTATTCGCTGAATCAGTGATTTTCGGCAGTTCCTTTATCAGAGGATTTGCATATACATTCAATCTGCCCTTGATGTATTCCTTTGTAGTCATCAAATTGTCCTCATCCTGTAAGGATTTTTGAATTTCCTTGATGATTTCGCTCTGGATGGCGTACTGTTCGGCACTTGCGATGAATAAAGCATTATCATCGACACCGTATCGCTCTGCAAGTTTCATCAATTCAGCATAGGTGTTCTTTGCTTTTGCCAAATCAGAACCACTCCTTTCAGTCCAAAAATAGTTTTAAACACTTTGAGCAGTTCTTCTAATCTTGGCAAATACGGTGGGCATACCCCTATGGACTATTTTGAAATTACAGGGGGGACACCTTGCCGTCAGCACTCACACGGTAACGTTTTTTGCTGAACATCTTCGTTCTGTCATCCTTGTGTTCATCTTGGTGACATTTACTACATAATAACTCAAGGTTGTCAAAGTTCAATGTTATCTCTGGATTGTTTATATTGCCTTTGGTGAGTCTTTTCTTGTGGTGAACTTCCGTACCAACTTCAATCAACCCTTTTGCCAGACATCTTTCACACAGTCCCTTGCGGTATTTAACGAATGACTGTCTGCAACTTTTCCATTCTCTTGAATCATAGAACTGTCTTATTGTTTCGTACATATACAAAAAAGAGTACCCTTTATCGATACTCTTTCACACTATCATTTTACTATGGCGTTTACTCTAATTTCACTCTAATGTTTCGGTTCTTTTCAACGGACAGTTCTTGTAGATTTCCCAGATGTCGCCGTATGTAATCTTAACCTTTTGACATACAAAATGTTTGTAATAGTCGTCATACTCTCTGACAAATAACTGACAATGAATGCAAGGAACTTCACCGTCAATGCTTTCTGGTTCATCTACTATCAGGATTGCTTTGCTCATTCTCTTTCTCCCATTCTATCTAGTAACATGAACTTAATCTTGTCAATCATTTCGTTTACAATATATGGTCTAGCACCCCACTCATTCGTTCCTAATACCACAGAATATGAAACACCGATAGGTTCTTCAATTAAATGTCTTTCACCTTTGTCGTTTATATACCAATGGCGATAAACGATTTCGTGTTGTTCATATTCAATAGTCGATATTCTTTCTTTACTCATTTTCTTTCTCCCAATCTTCTAACAAATTCACTAAGACATTTGCAGTAAAACTTGCCGATACCACCGTAACAACACATCCATCATCTATAATGTTTCCCTCTGCTTTGCTATGCGTAAATGCTACCGCTCTTTGCAATCGCTTTTCTATCCACGCTATAGGAATTGCGTCTATTGTTGGCGTGCTTTCTATTAATTCAGCCAATTCCGTGATTGATATACTCTTAGGAAATGTAAATGTTTCCAGATGTTTGCGTTCATACCATTGTCCTATG